CTGGACCAGCTTGAGGACATCCTGGCTCCGATGGCTCGGCGTATCGTGACTGACCTTGAACTGGACTTTGCATCGTTCATGCTGAAGAACTCTTCACTGCGCTACGGTACTCACGGTACTGCTGTAGATGCGTGGTCTGACGTAGCGGGCGCTGGTGCGACTCTGGACGCGATTGGCGTTGATCCCAGCACTGACCGCTACTACCTGATGAACCCGTTCACCACAGCGGCCTTGGCCTCTGCACAGTCAGGTCTCAACTCTGTTGATAGCCTGATTCGTACAGCGTGGGAGAATGCCCAGATCAGCACCAACTTCGGTGGCCTGCGAGCATTGAGCGCAACCACAATGGCGAGCTTCACATCAAGCTCTGGTGCAGATCGTGCTGGTACTCTGTCATCTGCTCCTGACGCAACCTATGTTACTGCAAAGGACACAATGACCCAGTCTCTGGCTGTCACTGCGTTCCAAGCAAACATGGTTGTGAAGGCTGGTGAACTGGTAACCATTGCTAATGTTAACCGTCTGAACTGCTCTACCCGTCAAGCGATGGTTAGTGCAACAGGCGCAAACATTGCGTGGACTGGTGTTGTGACTGCTGACGTAACTTTGGGTGCATCAGGCGAAGGCACACTGGTAGTTGCTGGCCCTGCAATCTATGAGGCCAATGGTCAATACAACACTGTAACTGCTGCTCCTGCAAGCGGTGCGGTGATTACAATCGTGTCTGCCACTGCAACCCTGTACCAACCTAACCTGTTCTACGCCAAGCAAGCATTTGGCATGGGAACTGTTAAGCTGCCGAAACTGTACTCGACTGATACTGTTGCAACTACCTCTGACGGTATGAGCATACGCATCAGCAAGTACTCATCAGGTGATGCTAACAGCCAGAAGATTCGTTTTGACCTTCTGCCTGCGTATGCCTGCTTCAACCCGCTGATGTCCGGGCAGGGTTTCGGTGTGTAAGTAGTGGTATAATGGTGGCGCATCTTCAGGGGTGCGTCACCATTATCATCTGGGGTGAATCATGCCAAAAGCTAAAGACCCGCGATTAGAAAGAATTGGCGTAGAAGGCTTCAACAAGCCAAAGCGCACTCCTGACCATCCAACCAAATCCCATGTTGTTGTTGCCAAAGAAGGCGACACAATTGGTGAATTTAAGCTTGTTAGGTCTGAATATGTAGGGAAAAACCGAATCTGGGTATGTCAATGCAAGTGCGGAAAAGAAAAAGTTTTTTGGAAATATTCTGCTATTTCTCGACAAGAAACCTGCGGATGTGGAACCGATGAAGCTGGCTTTACAGGAAAGCAAAGAAGATCAATTAACTCTAGAATGCAGGGATACAAAAGCGGTGCTGCAAAAAGAGGGTTTGCGTGGGAACTTTCTTACGAAGAGTTTGCAAGGATAACAGCTAAGCCTTGTTTTTATTGCGGATCAGAGGCAAAAGACTGGGACTGCATGTCAAATGCGCCATCATTAAAATTAGACAGCCCACACGCTAACCCGCAAGACTATAAAATAAAGTTTAGTGGTGTTGATAGGTTTGATTCTGATGGCGATTATACTGTAGATAACTGTGTGCCATGCTGCGTAACTTGCAACAGAGCAAAAAGCAATCTTGAATTCAGCCAATTTAAATTACATGTCGAGAGAATGTACAAATGGCTATTCCCGCAAAAGTAAAAAATAAAATGGAAAAAGAAGGGATTTCTGGCGTAAATAAACCAAAGAAAACGCCGGATCACCCAACAAAGTCTCACGTTGTAATGGCTAAAGAAAGAGACTCTTATAAACTTGTTCGCTTTGGTCAACAAGGTGTAAGCGGTTCACCAAAGAAAGAAGGTGAATCTGACGCAGACAAAGCGCGTAGAAAGTCCTTCATGGCGCGTCATCGTGCTAACATTGACAAAGGCAAAATGTCAGCGGCTTACTGGGCTGCAAAGGAGAAATGGTGAGTACAAGCATCTGGATTAAACCAAGCGGCACAGAGGTTACGGTAGACAGCGCAAGCTATGCTGTTGCTGCAAGTCTGGGCTGGAAACCAAAAGAAGAACAAGTTGAAGTAGTAGCAGAAAAGAAGAAGGGCAGACCTAAGTCTAAAGCAGAGGTGTGACATGAAAGGCTTATACGCAAACATTGCAGCAAAGCGCAAACGAATTAAAGAAGGCTCCAAAGAGAAGATGCGTAAGCCTGGCACTGCTGGCGCTCCCACTGCGAAGGCATTTAAACAAGCGGCTAAGACTGCTAAACCAAGGTTTGAATAATCATGGCGACTGTTGCTCAAGTAGCTAAGGCATCACTGCAATCGATTCTGGTGCAGGCATCAGAGGCTCCGCTAGAGGCTGATGAGTATCAGGACTTTATCTTTGCTATGAACAATTACATGAACTCACTTGCAGCCAAGGGTGTGAACCTTGGGTATACTGCTGTGAGCAATATTGCTGATGAGGTTACTGTTCCTCCAGGCGCACTGACAGGCATCATTGCTAATATGGCAATCCAGTCTGTTCCGTACTACGGGGGTGTTGTAACGCCTGAGCTTGCCCTAACTGCGCGTGAGGGTATGCAGGCAATGCGTCATCTCGGTCAGATCATTATCCCGACTCGGCTTCCCAATACTTTGCCTGTTGGCTCTGGCAACGAGGACAATCAGTTCGGTAACGGTCTGCACTTCTATCCCGAAAGCGAACAGGCAATCCTTACAGAAGTTAATGGCTCGATTGCTCTAGAGGTATCAACAAATGATTGAGCGCAGTTATGGTGTAAGACAGTCTGAGTTTGTCGTACAGACAAGCATTCTGGCGGGATCGTCATTCGGCTTCTTCAACAACGGCTACAACTACCAAATAACCTACGCCAATTTTCTTAATGGTTTAGGCGTGACTGGAACCATTGCACAAGATGGATCGGTAACAGGGGTGGCTGTTTTAGACATTCAGGGCGTGAATAACTTCATTCGCAACCTAGAGGAAGGGCCAGGCATATCGTTGAACCTGAGCGCAGAAAACGGCATTGAAATAGCTCATAACTTTACCATTGACTCTGTTGGTCAACCGATTGTCCAGAACGGCGGCAGCGCAAGTCCGACATTCGTTTCTATTGAGGCTGGTACGGGTATTGCTGTTGCCACAACGGGTACGCGAGTTGTTATATCAAGTACAGAAGCATTGAGCTTTGCAACGGTCACAATGGCTGGCAACTCAACGGCCACAACGATTGCATCAACTGCGACACCAGTGAAGGCTGCTGGAACATTTGTTGTAGGTGATGTGTCCGCTGGGTACACGGCAAGCACTAACGGTCGAATTACTTACACTGGCGCAACAAGTCGGCATATTGTTAACGCACTGGCAACCCTTGATACATCTAGCGGCAGCAATCACAAGATATCTTTATTCATTGCAAAGAACGGAACGGTCGTTTCAACCAAGATGACCGACACAATCTCTGCTGGTGCGCCTAGAGCCTTGGCTACCTTTATAAACCTTGAGTTAAATCAGAACGATTACCTTGAGGTGTTCGTTAGAAACGAATCAACAACAGACAGTGTCATTGCGATAAACGTACAGTTGAGCGCCTTGTAATGCCAGCCCTACCCATCACCAATGGGTTCTACACTAGCCCATCCTTGCCACTGAGCGCACAAGAGTGCTTGAACTGGTATCCAAACATCAGCGAGGCTCCTGCACTTAGCCCTGAGAACCTGTTTGGCACACCAGGGCTGGTTGAGTTGGTATCCTCTGGTGAGATCAATAACCAGAACCGTGGTATGCATGAGATGGCTAACATCCCCTATGCTGTCAACGGCAATGTGCTTTACAAGATTGTTGAAACAGTTGTTGCAGGTGTTGCGAGCTACAGCTTGGTAAGTCTGGGGACGGTATCTGGTACTAAACGAGTATCGATGGCTGACAACGGCACACAGTTGATGGTGTTAGTGCCAGGCGGGGACGGCTACATCTATAACCATGTTACCGATGTGTTTGCTCAGATTACAGACACTGATTTCGATGCTAACGGCAACCCGCAGTTTGTTGTCTTTGTTGACTCCTACTTTGTTTGCACAACTGACACCAAGAAGTTTATTTGCTCTGCACCTAATGACGGCTTGAGTTATAACGCTCTGGACTTTGGGACTGCTGAGTCTGATCCAGATGTGACGGTTGCACCCATTGTATTTAAGAACCAGTTGTTCATCAGTGGATCACAAACCTTCGAGGCTTTCCAAAACGTGGGAGGAACAGATTTTCCTTTCCAGCGCACTGGTTTGTATCTGCAAAAGGGTGTTTATGCGCCCTACTCTCTGATTAACGCTCAGGATACGTTTGTCTGGGTCGGTGGCGGTGAGAACGAAGGGCCATCAATCTGGGCGCTGTCGGGCAATGATTCAGCAAAAATTAGCAGTACGCCAATAGACAACCTGTTGCAGAAGTTAACTCAGGCACAGCTTGAATCAATCTATGCGTGGGCGTACTCACAAAATGGCGCATACTTTATCGGGTTCACTCTGCCAACAACAACGCTGGTCTTTGATATCACTTCCAAGCGTTGGCATGAGAGACGATCACTGTTAGAGGGTGAGCTGAGTCGATGCCGAGTCACTGCCATCTGCAAGGCGTACAATCAGATTCTGTGTGGCGACTTTGTTGACGGCAAGATCGGCCGCATTGATCCACTGGTTTACACTGAGTACGGCTTCACGCTGATCAGACGAGTAGCAACCCAGCCCTTTCAAAACAACTTGAAGTCAATCTTTGTTCCTTCCTTAGAGTTAACAGTTGAGTCGGGTGTCGGAAATGATGCTGTAGAAGACCCTGTGATCACACTAGAGCGAAGCAGAGACGGCAAGACATGGGCTGATACACGCACACGCTCAATTGGCAAGGTGGGCGAGTTTAATCGAAGAGCAATATGGCGAAGATGCGGCAGGGTGTCGCGCTTTGAAATATTCAGGTTCACTTTGACTGACGCTGTTAAACCCGTGATCCTACAGCTTAACGCAGAGATTATCGGCGGTACGAAATGAAGTCACCTTTATTGAATGCCGGTCAACCTATTATTGATGACTCTGGTAAAATGGCACAGGCGTTTAGGTCGTGGACACTGGAAGCATCATTGAGCATTCCTATTGTAGGAACAGGATCGCCAGAGGGCGTGGTAGATGCCAGACAGTTCCAGTTGTACATTGATTCTACCGGCACTGCTGGAGCAATTGAGTATCGTAAGATGTTATCTGAGATCGGCGGTGACAGGACACAGGGATGGATATTAGTGTAAGAACATGCAGCGAGGATGAGGCTCTTGAGTATCTTCAAGACCCGTCTGTTGTTAAATGGTTATCCGACTATCCGGTCAACGTGAAAGATAGTTTTATAATGCTGGTGATGGATGAGCGACTGCTGGTGCTGGCAAAGACCCGCAAACAGTCTGTAGAGGTTCACATAGCATGTAAGTACCGTGACAGGGCAGGCGTAAGAGAAACCCTAGAAAGCGGCTTACAGTGGTTTAAAAGGCTTGGCTACACACAAGTGTGGACTAAAGCTCCAGATGATAGAGTTGGGCTGGTCAGGATGCTTGAGTCACTTAAATTCCGTAAAGTTAAACAGAGGTGGATATGGGCATAGAAGCAGCAATTGTGAGCGCAGCAATAGGTGCAGGCTCTAGCCTGTATGGTGCAAAGCGCAACCGCAAGGAACAAAGACGCGCCACAACGCAAGCTAATGAGCGTGCTGATGCTCAGACGCAACGCGCATTGGTGAACCTGCAACCTGGCTACGAACAGGCAATGCAAAGCGAACGGCGTGGCTTTGGTCAGGCTAATCGTATTAATCAGGAGGCTCTAGAGCGAGCCATGATGATGCGCCGTGATGTCTTCATGCCGCAGATGCAGGCTTATGAGGGCGGCAACCTTGCAGCACAGGAGGCTAACCTTGCCTCACTACCGGCAATGAGGGCTGCGATACTAGGTGGCAGAATGCCAGCACCAATGCAGGCCAGATCACTGCCGATTAACCAAACAGCACTTGAAGGTCTGATGAACCCAACGGCTCAACAGTTCCAGCAAAGACCGATGCGCCAAGGTGGTATGGGCGGTGGCATGGGCGGCGGTATGCGTGGTGGTATGCGCGGCGGTATGCGTGGCGGTATGCAGGGCAACATGCAAGGTGGAATGCAAGGCGGTGCGCCACAGATGGATCAGATGGATCAGATGCGGATGATGCGTGAGCAAGATCAGTATTTTAATGGCTAACAACGACAAGCAAACAATCAAGAGTAAGCATTATGGCTATGACCGACCAACAAGTTCAGGATGCAATTAACACAGCTTACGCACAGTTTGGTGGCGCAGGGTTTGAGGCGCATCGTGCCATTGCTCGGTTTATGGAGCAAAACAATGTGCCTGTTGGGCAGGTTGCTCGATTAACAGGCTACTCTCCGCAGGAAGTGCAGGCTGAGTTTGCAGCGCAGACCTCTCCGCAGGCCAAGCAGCAGCAGGTTCAGGAGTTTTTTCAGGGCAACCCTACCGCCACTGATCAACAAATATTCCAGTACATGCGTCAAAACAACATATCGCCAGATCAAGTAATTCAAACGATGGGTCTTGAATCTGACGACTCTATGCGCCGGTACAGAGATCAAATTGTTAACACAGCGCAGCGCGGTCAGGTTACGCAGGAGCAGTTGCAGGCTTACTTTCAAAATAACCCTAATGCCACTGACGCAGAAGTCTATGCAAACATGCAGGCGTATGGTGTAACGCCACAGCAGGTCGGACAGGCTCTGGGTTTGCCATTAAGTGAAGTAACCAGACGATTTCGTGAGCAGCAGGTAGAACAAACACCCACCGGCTTGATTGGCTTTGAGGAGTCTGCTGGACAAGGTCTGCGAGATGCAACGACAACACTGCGAGGTGCAGAAACGACTTCACGCGGCGACATCAACGCTGCAATGCAGAACATCAATCAAATGCTCGGCCAGAACATTGAAGGCTTTCAGCAGGCTGGAACTCTGGCTGGTCAACAGGTTGGTGCAGGCTTTGATCAGGGCATAGAGACCCTGAACCGTCTATACGGTATTAACATTGATGACTTGAGAGCAGCGGCAGATCAAGCGGCTCAACAAGTTAACACGGGCTTTGATGAGGCTAGAGGATACTTCCAACCCTTCCAGCAGGGTGGCGCACAAGCATTCCAGCAGCAGCTCGCGCTATCAGGCGCTTTGGGTCAGGACGCTTTCAACGCAGCAAGACAGCAGTCACCTTACGAGCAGTTCCTGTTTGAACAGGGTATGCGCTCAAACCTTGCTGGTGCTGCGGCCACTGGTGGGCTGGGTGGCGGTAACGTACAGCGAGAATTGCAACGCTTTGGTCAGGGTCTGGCATCTCAAGGATTGCAGCAGCAGATCGGAAACCTTGGTGCATTGTCTGGCATGGGTATGCAAGGCTCTCAGGCGCTCTCAGGGCTTGCTACAGGCAGGGCAGGGGCTTTGGGCGACATAGGTATCAACACTGCTCAGAACATTGCTGCACAGCGCGGTACGCAGGCTCAAGGGGTATCTGGCTTGCAGACTCAGAGAGGTGGCGCACTGGGCGACATAACCCTGAACACAATGACGAACATTGCTGGTCAGCGTGGCAACATGGCTAACTTTCAGGGTCAGGCTGGCATTAACCTAGCTAACCTAAGCCAAAGAACTGGTGAGGGTATTGCAGACATGCAGTACGGCACTGGTCGAGACATTGCAACTCAGAGAGCAAGGGCTGGCGAGTTAATAGCCAACCAGATTCAAGATGTCTACGGCAATCAATCTACTCTCTTGGAGAATCTTGGAACTAGTCAGTCAAACATGATTGGCGGTCAAGCATCCGATCTGATTAACCTGCAAAATGCAGCAGCATTACGCGCACAGCAGAATGCTATTAACTTGGGCGGCAGTATGTCTAACCTTCAGACTGGACTGGCAACAAATACCGCTAACCAAATACAAGGACAGCCATTGTATAACCAACAGCCCTTTGACTACGCAGGCATGTACGGTAACGCATTTAACGCTGCTGCTGGTGGCTACGACATTATGAATCAAGCGGTTAATCAGCGTCAAAATCCTGCACCAGTATCAAATAGCGTTCCGTCATATATTAACCCTAATACTTACGGGCCAATGCGCTCTGGTTACAGTATGCCGCAGCAACAGCAGCAGTTTAATCAACCTATGCCGTCAGGTGTTTACAACCCACGAAGCATGGTTTACTTAGGGGGCTTGGTATAATGGCTATCACAATAGGTGACATGCTAGGCGGCATTGGTGCTGCGTTTGGCGGCACAGCACAGCAGTATGCTCAAGGCATACGTCAACGCGAACAGCAGATGACACAGCGTAAGCGTGAGGAGTTGCAGGCTCGTCAAATAGCAATGTATCAAGATGCTGGCGCGGCTGATCAGCTTCTGCAACAGCGAGACTTTGACGGCATCATTAACCTTGCTAACGACCGTTTAGAGATACTCCAGACATTTGGTGATGCTGATCCATCAGACACCATGCGTATCTTAGAAAACGCAATGGCAGCAAAGGCTGGTGATCCAATAGCTCTGAGAAACTTGTCATTAGAGCTAACGGGCGCTGTATCTGCTGGACGGGCGATGGGCATACTGCAAGCTCCTCAAGCCGACACTAGAGTGCTGAAGCCTGGCGAACAAGTATTTAGAGATGGTGAATTCCAATACGGTGTTCCTGCTGAAGCTCCAAATGCTTTAACTGACATTGGAAAGCTGCGAGCAGATTTAGAGGCTGGCAGAATAACGCAAACTGACTTTGATGCAGAAATGTCTAATATGCAGCAAGGTCGTGCGCCTGCGCCAGTAAGGGCTGCGACTAATATTGGTCAGTTAAATCAAGACATGCAGGCAGGCCTCATAACTCCATCTCAATATGAGGACGAAATAAACAGAGCAGCCTCTGCACGCGAATTGCAAGAGTTTGAGGCGCAAACAACAATGGGGGAGCAGCAAGAGCGTCAATCCATGCAACAGATGGAATTGCAAAGGATTTATGACTTGACCGAAAGGCTTGCATCAAATCAAGCAGGATTAGCAGGCGCAACAGGTCCAGTCAGTTCAAGACTGCCATCATTTAGAGAAGCCACAGTTGACTTTGAAGCTAATCTTAAAGAGCTGCAAGACTTGCTGACCATGACCAACTTGGGGCGCATGACTGGTGTTCTTTCTCAGTCTGACATAGCACTTATCGCAAACGCGGCAAGCGGTATAAGCGAAAGAGGCTCCGAAGCGCGAATGAATGAAAAACTAATAGAAATACGAGCAAGAGTTGCTGACAAACTTGGGCTTCCGGCTGAAATAGTTGCGCCCCAGCAGCCGCAGCAGCCAAGAGAAGATAAAATAGCGGAAGCAAATAGAATTGTTAATAGGACACGCCGATAATGTCTGACCTAGAAAAGTTTGCAGAATGGCTTATTGACAACCAAGACAAGCAAGGCACTGATGAATTTAAAATAGTGTCAGAGGCTTTTCAAGAACTGCAAAATAAACCCAGCATAGTGCAGAGATTTAAACAGGCCATTAGTCCTGAGCGAGAAGACTACCGCGAATATCCTGGCGGCTCTGACCCAGAGATGGCTTTACGCACTGAGCGTCAAATGGGTGACCCTAATGCTTCTATTTCGGCTGACAGGCGTGGAAATCCTATAATTCAAACGAATCGTGGGACGTTTTACTTAAACCGCCCAGGTCTTTCGGGAGCAGATGTTTCGCAGGTTATTAGAGGCACTGAGCGCATGGCTCAAGAGGCTGCGCCATACATTGCTACAGGTGCGATTACTGCTCCTTTGCGCTATGGGGCGCAATTGCTGGCTCAGGGCGCAACAGGGTTGGCGCAGGAGTCCATAACACAGGCGGCAAGAGGTGCTACTGGCGATGATGTTCAATGGGACAGGCTTGCTACCACCCCGATGTTTGCAATGGCTGGTGATGCGGCTGCTAGATTGGCTTTTCGCGTTGTTTCTCCTTTGGTCGCTAAGGTGGTTGGTCGAGACACTGGTATACGCCTAGTTAATAATGACGGCACTTTAACGCAAGACGCTATAAGATTGTTAAGAGCAAGCGGAACATCTGCTGATGACTTTGCAAGAGAGGCGGCAGAGCAAACAACGGCGCTGCAAAGGACTGGTGTGCTAACTCAAGAGCAGGCGCAGCGGTTTAACTTTATGCGTGAAATGGGCATAGAGCCAACAACGGCGCAAGTAACTAGGTCTGCTGATGATTTTCAGCTTCAGCAAGAACTTATTAAAAGGTCTGGACCAGCTAGGGCTGCGATTGAACAGCAAGAGGGTGTTATATCTAGTGCATTTGATACTCGCATCAGGGGCGCTGGCGGTGTCACAAGTGGATCGCCAATCTCTGATGCTGTTGTAAATCGTGCAGTTATTTTGGATAACGAAATAAACCGGCTGTACAATACGACTAGGCAAACCATAGGCAATGAGCAGAATATCAGGCTTAATAGATACGCTGAAGCCTTAAGAAGGCGTGCGCCAGACAACGAGCTTACAGGTGGATTAATTCGTTCTTTGCGTGGCGACCTTGCAGAGCGTGGCGTTATTGACAATAACTTCAAAGTGCGCGGCCTTGTTGATGTTGATACTGCTGAAACTATACGGCAGGTTATAAATCAAAGATACGATTCAACTTCTCCATTGGGAAGGCAAGTCATCCGTGAGCTTAAAGACTCTTTAGATGATGACGTTATTAGCATTGCTGGCAGGGATGCGTTTGCAGAGGCTAGGCGGCTGCGTACAGAGTTTGGCAGGGCTTTGATGCCTGAGCGAGTAAGCAAGTTTGATCAAACCAAACGAAGCCTTGTTCAGTCAATTATGGAAAACGACATAAAGCCTGAAAATGTGTTTGACCAAGTGGTACTAGGAAAATCTTGGGCATCTACTGATGTAAATCATTTGAAGAAGTTTTTGGTTAGCTCTGTTCCAGAGCAGGCAGATCAAGGGCTAGGAGCATGGGCTGGACTAAGAGCTGATACGCTTGATTGGATCAAAGGCACTGCGATGAACGGCCCATTAGATGAGTTTGGTAATAAAGCATTATCTAGGGCTGGAATAGAAAGAGCTTTGAAACGTATCGGCGAGGATAAACTTAAAATAATCTTTGCTCCTGAAGAATATACGTTTTTGAATAACATGGTTAGACTTGCAGAATTGCGCGAACCTGTGCGCGGCACTGCGTTAGGAAGAGGTCCAAGCGCCCAGGCAATCGACAGGCTTGAAAGGTCAATGCTATCTAAATTGCCGGTTGTTGGTCAGTTTGCTGACTTAGTTCAGGCATTAAGATTGGAACGAGCAGAGGCGGCAGCGGTTGGAAGAATGATTTCTCCAGCACAGCAAACGATTGAAGCTCTTTCTACTGTAGGGCAGCGTTTACCGCAATCTAGTTTGGCTGGTCCATTAGGCGCGTATTCAGGAACACAGCAACAGCCTTCAGAGGTAAACAGATAATGGCAAGATACGGTGATCTAGATACACAATACTTTGACGATGCTGGTGATCCACTCATCAACGGTAAAATATTCTTCTTTGAGACAGGCACAACAACGCCCAAGCCTACGTTTTCTGATGTTAACTTTACCATCCCAAATGCTCACCCTGTAATTCTGACGGCGGCTGGACGGCAACCCAACATCTTCTTTCAGGGCGTGGCTAAGGCGGTACTGGCAACCTCTGCTGGTGTGCAGATACTTGTTAGAGACCCTGTTGGCGAGACGGCATCGACATTTGGTAACCCGTGGATAGCATCAAAGGACTACAGCGCCAATGACGTTGTGCAGGGTTCTGACGGCAACTTCTACCGATCACTGGTCAACGGTAACGTAAACAACAACCCTGTGACTACATCAGGATCGTGGACGTTTCTGTACTCTGTTGAGTGGAGCGCAGGCACAACGTACAAAACGGGTTCGGTGGTCACCTACGAAACCATTGTTTACCAGTCACTTCAGAATGCAAACCTCAACAAAAATCCATCTACTGAGGCAGCGTTTTGGATACCCATTCAACTGTCATGGATTGCAACGCAAACCTATGCAATTAATGTCAACGCAGTTGGCCCAGACGGCATACTTTACACATCACTTCAGAATGCTAACACTGGCAACATACCAGTAAGCTCACCAACCTTCTGGGTGGGAACATCTGCTGCTGCTGCTTCAAGTGCTACGGCTGCTGCTGCCTCGGCTAGTGCTGCATCTACCTCTGCAACCAACGCAGCGGCCTCTGCAAGCACTGCTACGACACAAGCAACCAACGCTGCTACATCAGCCAGCAACGCATCTACAAGTGCCAGCAACGCTTCCACAAGTGCTACAAACGCTGCTGCAAGTGCGTCTAGCGCGTCTACCAGTGCAGCTAACGCTGCGACATCTGAAAGCAATGCTGCTGCAACGTATGATTTGTTTGATGATCGTTATTTAGGTGCTAAAGCATCTGATCCAACAGTTGATAATGACGGCAATCCGCTTGTTACGGGTGCGATGTATTTCAGCACTGCAAGCAATAGCACAAGGATATACAACGGTTCTGGGTGGCAAGATACCGCTGCAATAGCCACAACTATTAGTTTAACATCACAGGTTACTGGCACTCTTCCTATCGCCAACGGCGGCACAGGCGCAACAACGCTGACAGGAGTTCTCAAGGGCAACGGCACAGGTGCGTTTACTGCTGCGACTGCTGGAACAGACTTTGTTGCACCCGCAACGGCTACTACTTTTACAGCTACACAAACCTTCAGCGGTAGCACCAGCACACTTGCAGAGGTACTAACCAATGCAGCAGAAGTAGCTACAGTGTCTGCAACAGCGGCCACGGGTACGATTGCCTATGACGTTACTACGCAGTCTGTCCTGTACTACACAAGCAACGCATCAGCGAATTGGACTGTTAACTTCAGGGCATCAAGCGGCACAAGCTTGAACACGGCTCTGGCAACAGGTCAGTCAGTAACAGCAGCCTTCCTCGTCACTCAAGGTGCTACGGCTTATTACAACAGTGCTGTGCAGGTAGATGGCTCTAGTGTGACTCCCAAGTGGCAAGGCGGTACTGCTCCTGCTGCGGGTAATGCGTCAGGTATTGATGCCTACATCTACACGATTATTAAGAC